GAGGATGTCGCGCGTGTTCTTCGCCGTGTCCTCGTTCGCCTTCGCTTGCCGCTCCTCGATCGAGGAGCCGAAGCCGGTCAGCTCGGCCGCGCTCGACCCGAACATGCCGAGCACGTCGACCTTCTCGAGCTGACGCTTCTCCTGCGCCTGCTTGCTTCGGTCGTTGGACAACTCCGCGAGCGTCGCGTTCAGGTCCTCGGGATCGAACGGCGAAGCCTGGAAGTCGGGCGCGAACCCGAGACTGCGCAGCTCGTCGGCACGCACCCCGAACCCGGTCAGCCGCTCGACGCTCGACAGCAGCTGCTGCAAGAACGCCTGCGGCGTGAACGACCGCAGCTCGTCCTCGCTGCCGCCGTCCTTCTGCCACGCCCGGAACTGCGCGAGCCACTTCTCCGGTACGGCGAAGTCGGCCGCACGACCGGTGGTGCGGTCGCTGATCTCCGCCCGGCCACGACCGAGGTCCTCCAGCGTGATCCGTGCCAGCCTGTCGCTGGTCTCGGTGTCGCGCTGTCTCTCGCGATCCACCGTTCCGTCCGGACGCACGGTGTCGCGGAGTCCGTCGATGGCATCGCGGACCGCGGACCCAATGCGATCGCCGATCCCGACGACCGCCTGGGCCGCGCGCTGCGAATCGAAACGCACACCCGCCGATCCGTCGCTCGGGTCCGCGGCATCGAGCCGCGCCCGCTTCTCGGATTGCTCCTGCAGCGTCCGCTCCAGATCGTTGCGGCGTTCTTGCTGCCGATCCTGGAACGTCGTCGGCTCGGGCGCTGCCGACGTGCCTTCTGCAGGCGCGATCGTCTGTTCGACGTCGGCCTCGAGGATCAGTCCGACGGTGTTGTCCCAGAGCCACCCGAGCCACTCGCCGACCTTCTTCACGCTGGCGACGATCCAGCCGAACACGGTCTCGAAGCCCTCCTTCAGCCAGGCCCAGAGCGGTTCGAACACGTCCGCGATCGGCTTCACGATCGAGGCGACGGCGTCGTAGATCCGGAGCGCGACCCCGCGCACCGTCGTCCAGATCCCGTCCCACACCGACGCGACGGCGAAACGGACGTACTCCCACCCCTCGACGACGTAGGACCAGAGCTTCTCCATCCACGTGGCGAGACCCTGACCGCCGACCCGGATCGAGTTGAAGAGCTCGCCGAACCCGGTGCTCGTGACGCCCAGCGCGTCGGTCACCGCCAGCGCGGCCGCGCCGACGCCGGCGAGCAATCCGGTGATGAGGATGACGGGTGAGGTCGCCGCGAGCACCGCGGTGGCGACAGCCGCAACCGCACCGCCGAGCGCCGTCACGGCGATCGTGACGTTCAGCACGGTCGACACCACCTGCGGATTTGCCTCGATCCATTGCCGCAGGCCGATGACCACCTCGGTGATCCCGCCGACAATCGGCACGAGGGCCTCGGCGAGGCCCGAGCCAATCGCGTTGCGCAACCCGACGATCGAACCCGACAGCCCGTCGAACGCGTCGTCGAGGTCGCCGGCCCGGCGCAGCTGCTCGTCCGACAGCGCGGTCCCCAGCCGGCGCGCCTGCTCGCGCGCTTCGTTCATGCCGGCGGCCCCCTTCCGGAACACCGGCAGCAGGTCCGCGCCGCTCTTCCCGAAGAGCTGCTGCAGGATCGCAACACGCCGCGACTCGTCGCCGACTTCGTTGATCCGCTCCGCCACGGTGGCGAGCAGGTCCTGCAGCGGCAGCAGGTCGGTCTGCGCCTGGCCGATCCCGAGATCGGCGAAGGCCTGGCGCGTCTCCTTCTTGCCCTCCGCGACTGCCTTCTGGAACTTCGTGAGGCCGCCTCGAAGCGCATCGAACGCGACCTCGTTCTCCTCCGCGATCTGCACGAGCCCGGCCAGCGCCTCGCCGCTGATGCCGGTCTGGGCGCGCAGCTTCGCCATCTGCACGCCGTTCTCGGCGAACCCCTTCGCGCTCGCGGCCAGACCCGCGATCAGCGCGGTGCCGCCGAGACTGATCCGCGCCCCGATCGACTGCGCCTCCTGCGCGAAGTCGCGGACGCGCTTGATCGCGGCCTTCAGGCCCTTCACGAACGCGCTGTCCTTCGTCAGCAGCTCGACGAATGCCCGACCGGCTCTGACGTCACTGGCGGCCATCAGCGGGCTTCCCCGCCGGCTTCGGCACCAGCATCTTCAGGCACGTGATGTCGCCCCGCACTTCGATGTCGCGCGACTCCGCGAACGGATCGAAGTCGTCGGGCGAGAACCGCTCCGGCCGCTTCTTCCGGTCGCGGTTCAACTCGCACAGCGTCGCGATCACCGAGGCGGTCTGTCGCCATTCGGATCGGAGCCGGCCGCGGGCCATCCATTCGACCTCGCGCCATGTCAGGTCGTCCGGGTTGACTCCGGCGATTCCGGCGGCCTCGTAGACGGCTCGCCATCCATCAGCCGGCGGTTCACTTCTTCGATGCCGCGCTCCAGCGCCTGGTCCGCCTTGGTCCTCGACGCTTCGATCCCCTTGCGGGCGAGCTCGAGCACCTTCCCCACGCGCGCGCGGTCGCGAGGGTTCGGGGTAAAATCCCGCATGGCGTCCATCAGCGCGTAGATCGCTTCCTCGATCGCGTCCCCCGCCATCGCGACGCCGAACTGCTCGTCGGTGACGCCGAGGCGATCGGCCTCCGGCTTCACGACGACGTACGCGACGTTGCACAGCGTGACCAGGTCGCCGAAGACCTGGTCGACGACCTTCGCGAAGTCCTTCCCGAGCAGGTCGACCTGCAGCTCGTTCCGCACCCGCTTCACCGCGGCGATCGAGAGACGCAGGTCCCACAACCGCCCGGCGTTGTCCCTGAACGTCGTGCCCATGGATCAGTTGGCGGTCGTGATCCAGGCCGGGGCGACGGCGCTGTAGGTCGGCTTCGCTGTGACCTTCACCATCATCGCGCCCTCGAGCGGCTCGGTCTTCTCGAAGCCGGTGATCATGAAGTCGGCCCAGAAGCCCTGGGTGCCCGTCGTCGCCGCCACGCCGTCGAGAACGGCGAGCGCAATGACGGTGTTCGACATGAACGACGTCTGGAACGCCGTGAAGTCGGCGTCCGCGGTGTCGTAGACCATCTCGAACTCGAGCGTGGCCTCCTTCAGCGCCGCGACGGACTGCCGCCAGCCGTTGCCACCGCGCGTCGTGACGTCTGCCTCCGTCTTGGTGACGCTCAGCGTGACGTCCCGCACGTTCGGGACGGCGTCGAGGTTGGGTGCGGCGCCGGTGCCGGGCCACGCCGCGCGCGTGCCGGTGGTCTGGCGGTAGAGGATGCCTTCGAAGCCGATCTTGAACGCCATCTGTCAGTTCCCCCTGATCGAGTTTCTCCAGAACGATGGCAGCCGTTCGCGGCTGCGCTGCAGTGCCGGTCGCATGAACGGGCGCTGCGGATAGCGACGACTGACGCCGGGTCGGGCGCCGGTCACCTGTGGCGGCAGCTCGGCGGCGAGCGCCTTCGCGCGCTGCACCTGGGCCATGGTCTCGAGGCGGCCGAAGACGATCGTCTTGCCGTCGATCCGGATGGGGCCGGCGCCGCCGAGTCGCAGTTCCTTCCAGAACCGCCCGCGGGCGCGGCCGCGCTTCGGTCCCTCGACACCGCCGAACTCGTGCGTGTGGCCGATCAGCGCGATCGCCGCGCGGGCTGGGCCGATCACGGCCTCACCCGCTGCCTTGTCGACGTTGAACGCCAGCGAGCCCTTCAACCGGCCCGTCGGCGAACGCGGCGTCTTCCCAGGTTCGCTCGGCCCCTTCTTCTTGCTGATGCTCCGCCGCGCGATGCCCCAGATGTAGGCGGCAGCACGGCCCAGGCTCCTGATCTCCGAGGCCTTCACCGCGTGCTTCACGCGGTTGCTCTCGTCCTGCACGGTGCCCTTGATGGTGATCATCCGAACACCCGGAAGGTGAGTGCCACGGTCGCCGCCAGGTTGCGGCTGTTCTGCATCTCCTCGTCGTCCGGCACGGCGAGACTGGCTTCGACGCACGTTGCGCCCGTCACGCCGGCGAGCGACTGGCGGAAGAAGTGGTCGCGGATCTCGCCGAGCAGCTGCACGACCGGATCGACCGCGGCGTTGTCGAAGTCGTTCGGCTTGACGACGAGCACGACGAGGACCGTGCACCGCTCCTCGTTCAGCGCGCGGTTGAGCGCGGTCTGGGTGGCTTCGCGCGGGATCACGAACGCCTTCGTCTGCGCGTTCGCGAGCTTGTTCTTCGGCGCCCACCGCCGCTCCGCGGTGGTGCCTCCCCACGCCGGCGACTCCCACGTCGTGCTGTTCAGCACGGCGGTCACCGCATCGGCACACTGGAGGAGCTTCGTCACGGCGACGAGGCCTCCTCGGCGATCTGCTTCGTGTGGATCCGCAGCTCGATGCGGTAGTTGTCCGAGAACCGGAAGCACGGCTCCCCGGGCCCTGGCAGCACCTCGAACGTCACGGCCTTGCCGCCGATCGTCTCGACGATGCGGTCGCCCTCCTGGGGCTCGACCTGCACGCCGTCGAGGACGAGGTCGGCGGCGTGCACGATGTAGTCGCGCGCCTCCCACGTGAACTGCACGCCGAACTGGTCCTGCGTCGGTCGCTGCGTGCGGCCGAGCTTGGCCTTCAGCTCCACCGTCGCAGCGCCACGCTGGTACGTGACGGTCTGCGACATGTGCGCCTTGTTCTGCGCCGCGAGGAACGCGGCGCCGGCTCGGAGCATGTCGGCCATCGCTCGGCGATCACCGCTGCCGCAGCAGGACGCGAACCGTCGCGTCGGTGGTCGCGGCCGCCCGGATCACCGGACCGATCAGCTTGTTGGCGCCCGACTCGGCATCGCTCTTCGCGACGTTCTCCGTGTCGTCCCAGTACACGAGCGTGCCCGCCGTGAGGTCGGTGCCCGCGCCGGTCGCCTTCGCGAAGTCGTAGACGCCCTCGGTGGCGAGGGCGCCGAGGGTGTTCGCGGGGATCGGCCCCTTGGCCACCGCGACGAGGTCGCCGATGACGACGACGTCGCCGGCGGCGAGCGCCGAACCCGGCGTGTGGTCGATGGCCGCGCCATCGTGGACGAAATCTGCCTGACCCATGACGTTCTCCTGATCCGAAGTGGTTGCTCGATCTGGTGACGGCCGCGGCGGTCACGCCGCGGCCACGAGCGACCGCCGAGGGCGCGGTCGCTACCTCCGGCTCACGCCGTGCTCTTGTTCGCGCCGCGGTAGTCGACGACGGCGACGCCGAAGTCGAAGAACGACCGCATGCTGATGCCGAGCGTGTTGAACGCGGCGTCCGCGGTCTCCACCGTGGGCTGGCGCTTCCCCTGCAGGAACGCGACCTGCAGGAAGGGGAGCATCGCCGGGTCGGCGAACAGGTACCACGTCGACGCCGACGCGCCGGCCAGCGCGCGAGAGCCCGTGGACAGCTGCAGGAACGGCGACGTGATCGGCTTCGCGCGGCCGCGCATCGTGTTCGCCTCCGGCTTCTCGCTGGACCCGACGATCTTCTCCGACACGTAGATCGCGTCGGCGAGCGCCTTCAGCGCGGGCGGCACGACGAGGCGGGAACCCATCGCGTAGATCGGGTCGCCGTTCTCGTTCTGCTGCATCATCAGCGCCGCGTCGGCGGCCTGCAGCGTCGTCAGCGACAGCGCCGAAGACGTGAGCCGGTTCGCGCGGCCCGACGTGAACACGGTGTCGGACGACTCCATGAACGCGTCGTAGGTGGCGCGCTCGAGCTCGAGGCCCGCGTCGCGGCCGAGGAGGCGGAACATCTGCTGCAGCGCACCGAGGTCGTCGTTGACGATGTCCTCGCGCTTCAGCGTGACCATCTTGCCCCGGGTCTCGAGGCGGTTGGTGTAGCTCTCCTCGCCGAGCTTCGCGTGCTTCAGCTCACCGCTCGGCCCGAGCTTCTCGTAGCCGCCCGTCGCCGTGAGGCGGTACTGGGTGTAGGTGAGGAAGTTGTTGAAGTCCGAGAGCTGCGCCAGCTCCTGGTAGGTCGTCGCGACCTGCGTGAACGAGTCGAGCAACAGCTTGTTGCCGACCGTGCCGAGGATGCCCGGCAACGACACCGTGCTGAACCCGGCCTGGATGCCGAGCGCCTGCTGCGTCAGCAGGTAGCTCGCCTGCAGCAGCGAGCGGAAGATGCCCTCGCCGCCGTGCTCGACGCGGAGACCGTTCGCCTGCAGCGACGCGGCGATCAGCTCGTGCAGGCCCATGCGGCCGCGGGTCCGCGACCAGGCCGCCTGGACGACGTTCTCGCCGAAGTCGCGGTCCTTGGCGAGCTTGTCCCCCGACATGCCGCAGGACATCAGCACGGCGCACGCGAGCACCGCATCGTTCAACGGCTCCGAGCGAACGTTCACCGCCGGGGCGCCGGGGCGCTGCGCCTGCAGCGCGAGCTTCTCGCTGAGCTTCGCCAGCGCGAGCTCGACCGCCTGGGGCGACAGCTTCTCGGTGTCGGCCTTCGCGGCGAGCGACTTCATGTCGGGGTCGTCGATCAGGCGCTTGTTGCGCTCGATCGCCGCCGCGATGAGGTCGCGCACGTTCTGGGCGCGCTCCTGCTCCTGCCGCGCGGCGTTGAGGATCGCCTCCGTGCTGGACGCGGCCTGCACGGTCTGCCCACCGCGGCCACCATCGGCCGCCGCGCGAACGGCAGGATCCGCTGCCCCGGTGCCCTTGGCCTGAGACGCGGCATCGCCGCCCTGCTTCTTCTCCTCGTCCATCTTCTCCTCTTCCTTGGCGCGTCGCGCCGCAACGGTCGCCGAGGTCGCGGAGTCCGCGCCCAGGTCGACGAAACTGATCTCCTTCAGCGTGGACTTCCGAACGATGTCCAGCGGTCCCACCACCTGGTTCCCGTTCACGGTCGCCGTCTTGCCGGCGGCCAGGAACTCGACCACGTCCGCGCTCGCGCCGACGCTCGCCTGCCACGGGAACCCGTTCCGCGCGGCCACGATCACGTCGCGCGCCGCGTCGTTGTCGAACGAGATCACGCCGGCAGCGAGGACCTCCCCGTCCTTCACCTCGACGGACTCGGTGTGTCCGACCAGCTGCGATCGCAGGTGGTCCCGACGGATCGGCAGCTTCTGCGTCGGGATGTCGATCCCCGAGAGGTCGAGGATCACCGGGTCCATCCACGACCCCACCACCATCGGGCCGCCGGTGTAGGCGACCATCGAGAAGCGCGGCGGCTTCGGCGGCCCGTCCTTGTCCGCCGCGGCAGCGGCGACGAACCGGGCTTCACACGCGAACGACAGTTCCTTCGGCGTCTCACGCGGCATCTGCGTCTTCCTCCCCGTCCTCGGAGTCTCGAATGGGCTGTGGACCGCGGGCGGCGTCGTCGCTGGCGGCGCCAGGCTTCTGCCCGCCGGCGAGGACGAGCGGCGACAGCTGCGGCAGGGCGATCGCGAGCGCGATGTGCTCCGGCACGCCCTCTTCCTTGGCGACCTGCAGGATCGAGCCCGCGCGCTTCACCTGCGCGACGACGTCCCGCAGCTGCTCCTGCTCGTGCACATCGACGTCGACACCCTCGCGCGCGAGCTCCCGCGTCAGCGTCGTTGTGCCCGTGCGCAACCGCGTCTCCTGCGCGTTCGCCTCCTTCGCGGGGTCGACGTGCTCGCTGCCGGGCCAGAGCCACTGGTGCTCGATGTCCGACACGCCACGCAGCAGCTCGCCGAGGTCGTCGCCGACCAGCGCCGCCTCACGGACCCACGCCGCGAACACCCGCTCGAGCACCGTCGTGCGCAGCAGGTCCTGCTCGACCTCGATCGCCTTGAAGTAGGCCTGATGATCGAGGCGACCGCTCGCGTAGTTGTAGGCGCTGCTGTCGCCGGCGGCGACGTTGTACGGCATGCAGAGCGGCCGCGCGGTCTCGATGAGGATCGACCGCACGAACTCGCTGTGCGTCGTGACCGGCTGCTCCGGCTTCGCCTGGCCGAGCTTCCACCCCTCGGGGAGGACCGCCGCCTGGTTCCGCACGAACGAGATCGTGTCGTAGGGAGTCGGCTGCTCCTCGCCGGCGGCCGCGTCGGTGTGCACGACCATCGCCATGTTCGCGGCCGTCTCCGCGGCGGCGACCACCGCGTTTCGGTAGCGGCGACCATCGGCGCCGAGCGACAGCGTGGCCGTGATCTCGGGGATGCCGCGGATCTCGCCAGGACGAGCGGGTTCGAAGTAATGGAGCACGAACTCGGCATCCACCTCGTCGTGCGCGAGCATCGAGAACTGCGCGTAGGCATCGCCGGGGTGCGCGCGGAGCACGAAGTACGACACCGGGTTGCCGGCGTCGTCGAAGCGGATGCCGTTCGCCAGCTCCGTCGACGACATGGGGAACGGGCTCTCGAACTGGTCCGCCTCGAGCAGACGCAGGTCGAGCTTCACCGGCGTGGTCAGCCTGCGGTTCGACGTGAGCAGCGCGAACGCTTCACCGTCGACCATCTTCGCCACGCGCATCGTGCGGAGCTTCGTGGCGAGCGAGACTGCCTCGGCCCACGCCTTCCACCGCGCCTCGAGCAGGGCGTTCAGGCGCTGGCGCTGCGTGCGCACCTGCAGCGTGGGCCCGATGCCGACGACGTCGTTCGCCAGCGTGCGGGTCATCCCCTTCAGGTAGCCGTTGTTCGCGACCTCGTACCGCGCGCGTTCGCGCAGCACCTTGCGCACCGACGGTGAGTTCGCGGAGCCCGCGGACAGCGCGTCGGCCAGCGACCAGTGGTTCCGGTTCTGCGATGTGGTCTGCGCGGCGTCGTACTTCGCCGCCACGGCGCCGCGGCCGATGCCGAACCATCGCGCGATCTTCCGGAACGCGCTCATCCGAGGGCGCTCGGCGGCTGCACCTGCCGCAGCGTGAGGCCGAGGGTGGGCGTGGTGACCGCGGCCTGCGAAGCGACGTGCTTCGCCGCCTGCACGAGGTCACCGATGTCGTGGTTCTCGACGCTGCCCGAGTCGCCGCTGACCTTCTTCGGCTGCGTGGCAGCCTGTGCGATCGCGGCGTTGATGGCGTCGAGGGAGGTCATCGAGCCTTCGGCGTACGAGCGCTGCTCGCACGCGCTAGAGCTCGATCACCACCGTTGATCCGAAAGTGCTACAGGTAGTGTGTCTGTGACATCGGAGCGGGTGGTTTTCTCACCGCGGCGGGTGGACGCTGTGACAATGCGCGCCAAGCCACGCCACCGGACGACACCACCCGCCACGGAAGGACGCCTGCTGTCTCTCGCCGTGAGGAGCTTCGCCGATCTTCCGATCCTGCTTCGCATCGAGCAGGCGGCGCAGGTTGCGGATGTCTCCGTTCGAACGATCTGGCGATGGGTCGCGCGCGAGCAGTTGACGCTGCGGCGCGCACCCGGCTCGACGAGGGTCCGCGTGAAGCGCGACGAACTACTGGCGCTGCTCGGGATCCAATCACCGGAGTAACCACTCCGGCCACGCGCCCCGCTGCGCCGTGGGCCGGGGGTAGCTGGCTAATAGGCAACGCTGGCCGGAGGAGGAGAGTAGGGCTTCAACTCGTGCGGCTTGAAGAGACCATGCTTGAGCTCCTGCTGGTTGTGAGGCCCCGTGAACCACGCGCACTGCAGATCGCCGTCTCGGCAGAGCTGCTTCACGGTCATCGAGGGTCCACCTGACTTCAGCTGAACAACGTCACCTTCTTTGAAGTTCATGCTCGAAGGCTACCGGGCGACCAATCCCCGCCAGCCCTCAGGTGAATCCCTACCGAGAGTGGCAACGACAAGACGCCCGAGACCAGCACCCCCAACGCTGAGATCCGCTTGCATCTTCCCAACGCCTTTCTAGCGTTGCGCCGCCCCTCGTTCGGAGAGTTTCTTGCCAAAGCCCCTATCTCTGCTGAGCACAGCGTACAGGTGGGTCGCCGGATGGTGCGACTCGGAAACGGTTGGCCATCTCGCATTCGAGCTATTCCGTGCCGCCAGCAAGACCTATTGGGTGCGAGCACCGCTGACACTGCTTACCGTTGGTGGCGCATACTGTGCCGTCGCGCTGCACGCTGGGCTTCCGCCATTCGCGGAGCAAGGAGCCCAGATCACCGGACTGATGATCACCGCCGGTGTCGTCACGGCGTTTGCTGTGGGGGTCGCTGCAGTGACGATTCCGGTGGCTCTGGTCTCCCACGCCATTCGCGTTCTTCAGCTGGCCGAGATCCAGATGAACGAAGCGCTGGCAGGGGTCTTCAAACTCCATGGAACCTTGGCCGACGAACTCACCGAGGAAGTGCTCGACGAGATCCTTGATGCGATCAGAACCACGACCGGCGGGCAGATGCAGGTGCTCACGCCTAGCCCCGTGTACTACGTGGCGCACAAGGACGGCTTGGCTGAGGAGGTCGCTCGGAAGTTCGGGCCGGCGAACGCCGTCACTCAGCGGTTCCGGATGCTCGAACGGCGAGGAGACGATTTCATCCGGGCGACGATCGCATTCCCTGGCAAAGTGCACTTCATGGTGCCCGACATGCGGCAGAAGCGGGTCGCTCAGGCCTGGACTGCGCGCCGCGAACGGCTGGATGGAAACGACCGGGAGATCACCGCGAAGTTCACGTCGCTCTGCTCGAGCCTTTTTCCCCAGATCCGAAAGCAACGAAAGGCAGCCGGACGCGCAACCGCGAAGCACCACATCCTGGCACTCTCGCGCGTTCGAGTCCTCTTGCTGCCCGATCGCTGCTATGCACAAGAGCTTCCGGCCGACCGGCCTGGAATCATGGCCAAGGTCTGGCGGATCAACCGCGACCGACCTGACGGAACCCCGAATCCGGCCTACCTCGTCGCCGAGTCGATTCTCGCAGCCTACAGGAAGTGGAAATGACTGGCCCGAACTTTGGTGATCGCTACAGTCCTCCCCCCCCACCACGACGAAACAGGAGGCGGGAATGCCAGATGCCGTGAAGCTCGCCCTCATCGTATTCGGAGTTTGCTGCGCGCTGCACGCGATCGTGGCAGTCGTGCGCTGGCGCCTGCGCACTCGCCTGATCAGCGTGAGTGTGCGCGACGAGCAACGACGGCTCGACGCCATCCTCGAAGGCCGAAACCCCGACCATGCAGCCCCGCGAATCGGATCGGGGCGAGAACTGGTGGACGTCTGACGCGGACCCGCGGGGCGCCTACTCAACCCGCTCCGTAGGGTCTATTCCGGCTGCCGCGTAGAGCTTCAGCGCAAGCCACTTCCGTCGAAGTCGCCTCACAAGGTCGGCTTCGTCAGCGCAAACCCACGCTCGGCAGCGGTCGCGTTCGCCTGCGACGGCGCTTCGGCCGACCTGCTCGGCAACGAGTTGCCCCGCCGCGGACCGCCACAGCCGGAGCTCGGTCCATCGCTCGGCGCCGGGAGTCCGGCTCGACACTTCCGCGACGATTTGCGCGCCGGCAACCTCGAGGTCGGCTTCGCGATCGCGGCGAAGACGGATGTCAGGCACGGGGAGCCTCCCACCCCGAGTAGCACTTCCACCCTGTCGGCGGTCGCCAGCCGAGCGCGAACGCGCGATCGAGCACGGCAGGCTCGTCGAATCGATCCCAACGTGCGCCGATGGGATGCTCGCGCGCCCAGGCTTCCCAATCCGCCACCGGAACAAGGATCGCAGCGCGGGATCCGCCAGCCCAGCGACCGTCGCGCTCCGCCTCGAGCACCCACTGCAGCGCGATCGTCTCGAGGACGAGGCCTCGAGGGATCTCGACGTGCGTCGGCCCCGCCTGGTTGCCGACGGCACGCAGGTTCCACGCCTCCGCTGGAGAAAGGTCGCACACGTACGGCGCGGGCGCGCCATCGCGCCACCGCCAGTCGTTGCGGCCGTGACGAACGAGCGTCCCGCCCAGTGACGTGAAGGGCCGTGCAGAGTTCGCTGCCGATGCCATCGCCTCTCGTCCTTGCCCGCCGTCACCGGCCGCGGGCGTCGCCGTAGTGCCGCCGCGGGGACCATCCCCGCGGCGACCGCCGGAGTCTAGTACTCCTCCGGCAGCAGCATGGTGACGATCGGCTGACCACCGCACCCGCAGGTGCAATCGGCCGGGTGATCGTCGCGAATCGCCCAGAAGCGCTCCGAGCAGCGCAGCTCCATCGTGCGACCCTCGTCGACGAGGGCACCGTCGACCTCGGCATCGGGCTTGGCCACGATCCAGGAGACGCCGCGGAAGCGGTAGTGGAGGAGGTAGGCGGCCATCGCGGCCGTCATGCGGACCTCGTGGGACGCGCCCTTGCGCATCTCCGTGAAGCCCTGCGTCCAAACGAATCGAGTCATCTCACTTGTCCTTGCGGGCCGTCACCGGCCGCCCGCTGTCGCCGTCGTCGCTCGCGATGTTGCTTGCAACGATGGGGCGCTATACGTAGACGTCTAGTTCTATTCGGCAGATTCCAAGGATCCCGGAGATGCGCTCTAAACGCTTGCGTCTAGTTCAGTTGGGCAAGAACGTCGCCGCGGCGCGGGAGGCACGCGGCCTCACGCAGGTCGAGTTGGCGAAGCGACTGGGGACCACCAGCATGACCGTCTCCAGGTGGGAGCGCGGCGTCATGGAGCCGGGCGCGCTCGACCTCCTCGACCTGGGGCGCGTGCTGCATGTCGGAATCGCGAGTCTCGCGTCCGCCGGACCCAGGGACACCACACCCGGCCTCCGCTCACCAGCGCCGCGCTGAACCGCCCGGTGGCAACCTCTAGACGCCGCCGGTAGCGCGGGCGATCGAAGAGGACCACTTGCCGCTCTTACGCCCTCACGCGCTGGATCGCGTCCACCACTCCGCAAGGCGCTGCGGCACGAGTGGCCGCAACCTCCGCACCACGCCAACGCGGATCACGTCGGTGAACAGGAGAGCTCCGCGCATGACGAAGATCACGGCAATCGCGATGCGCTTCCACCGTTTGCGACATCGGTTACGCGCGGTGCGCAAGTCGACTTCGATCTCCAAGAAGCTAGGCTCGTAGACCTCCCGCCTCAGCTTCGAAGGCAGCAAGTAACCAAGGATCTCCAGGACCTCTGTGAAGGTCTTGGGACTACGGTCCAGAAGACGGTTGGATGCGTCGTACAGACTTGTTATCAGCGTTCGGCAACGTCGGACCCTAGAGAGCGGGATGGACAGCGCCATGTACGCCACCAGGGTGACGATGGCCTGCGTATCCGTGACGCCTAACCCCGAACGAAACCCCTCGAAGGTCGCGAGCATCAGTGCCGCAAAGGCCGCGACGACCGCGATTGAGGAGCGTTCGAACCACGAGAGGAAGGCGCGCATCAGGCCCTTTCTCCCGCGAGACCATCTGCGCTCGTGATCCATTGCACGAACGCGTTGCGCGCATCGACCCCCTTGCCGAGGAGCTTGTAGCGGCGCTCGCGCACCTTGTAGCCGTCGACCTCAATCTGCGCATACCAACCCTTCAGCAGCCCGCCTTCCTCCATCCGCGCCATGAGATCGTAGAACGAAGGGAGGCTGCGCTTGTGCCCGAGCCTCTCGAGTGCGGCACGAACCTCGGCGCCGTTGCGCTCGGTCGCGCCCACGGCGCACAACACTGCGAACTGCGTGTTCGTGATCTGAGGTGCTCTCATGTTCGACCTATATAGGTTTGCACTACTTAGATGTCAACGGGCCAGCATTCCGACTGCACGAAGTCAGCTTCCTTCGAGTCCGCGCGACGCCCCGCCTCGAGCGGGCGCCTCATCCGCGGCGGCGCGGCGGCTGCCGCTCGTCCCGCTCGCGGCGATCGGGCTCGGGCGAGGCTGACCCTGCTCGACGGAGACCGCTGAAGTCGTCGAGATCATCCATAGGTCGCGCTCCGTCCCGGCCGATGCCGGAGCGCGTCCGTAGATCCGTCGGCGCTGGAACGACCACCGACAAGCTGCAGCGGCGGCAACGTCTCGGCTAGTAAACTTCGCGCCGGTGCGCCACACGTGCAATCTCAACGACCCGAGTGCGGTCGTCGATCGCGTAGAGCACTCGATAGGGTCCGTGAATGGTGTTGACCTTGACCCGGTAGAGCGCGGCGTCCCCCCGAAGCTTCTTGCAGCCGGAAGGGCGAGGGTCCGCTGCGAGAGCAGTGATCGCGGCGTCGATCAGAACGAGCGCCGCGCGCTCAAGACTCTTCAGCTCCCTGCGGGCAGCAGGAAGCACCGTGATCGCGTACGGCTCCACTCAAAGCCCGAGTTCCTTCCGCAGATCAGAGTACGCCGTCGCCGGACCCTCACGCTGTGCTTCCATGATGAGGGCCACGTCTTCCTGGTCCTCGTCCTTCCCGAAGAAGGCTCCGCCCGTCGTGCAGTAGAGGATTCCGCCCGTGTTCGCCTGCTGCCGGACCAACTTGGCGGGTGAGTCTGGCTCGGTTGCCGAGCTTACCTGCGCGATGAAGAAGAAGCCCGTCGCGGCGATGGGATGCATGTTCGGTCTCTGGATCGTGGCCATCGTGAGATTACCTCCCCTGCCCCTTATCGGCACCGGACGCCCCCTGACCGGGGTTGGCGGAGCTCTTCTTCGCAGCGGTGACAACCCATGTGTCGAGCTGAACGTTGTCGACCCGAAGTACGAACTCGTAACGCCCAAGCTTCGGGAAGTTCACACCGAACCCGAGAATGAAGTTGGTCAAGCCGCCGCCTCGCGGTGTTTCGAAGTGTCCAGATAGAGGGGGGAGGACAGGACCTCCGTCTTCATCCAGGCAGCGAAGGTCGAACTGGTGTGGCCCCATGTCGCCGGGGTCATGAACGATCCTGACGACGAAACGACCCTCGAGGGCAACAGGTCCGCCTTCACCCCAGACGTGAGAAATGCCACCACGCAACACGCTCACCGTTCCGTCCGGGTGAGCGGTTGCGTACTCGGCGAGCATCAGACTTGCCTTCATGGCGGCCAAGCAGAGTATAGATCCTCCTGAAGATCGGCAACCCAGGATGAACTGCCGGCGAAGAGACTGGTTTTCGTCTCGGCGTAGCAACACTTGGACCAACGCGGGGTTGGGAGTCGCCGACAACATCGGAAGATCCGACGACACGGAGCCATCTTCCAGGTGAACGGCAGTCCACCAAGGCCAATTCCCGCTGTCCGCTGGCCCCTTGCTTCCCAGGGCCTCGCCCGCTTGCGCGACGAACCGCCGCAGGCCGCGGCGGCTTCTTCCGCTCGCGGACTCGATCAGGCACCGGCGATGCGCTCGTACGTCGTGAACGTCCGCCCGCAGTGCCGGCACTCCCGCAGCCGACGAATGCGGTGGTCGTAGGTCTGCCGCGTCTCGACGACGAAAAGATGCCTGCAGCCGCAGTCGGGGCACCGCAGCCCTCGGTCGTCGAGCGCCCCCTGCTGTCGCTCCTGGGTCCCGGGCAACTCGGCGAGCGGCGCGGGAGCCGCCACGACCGCCACCCGCTCCGGCACCTTCGGCGACTTCGCCGACCGTTTCCGCTTCGTTGCCGCCATCACCCCGCCCCCCGATCTCGGAACAGAATCCGCCGCTTCTTCGTCGCCTGACCGGCCGCCTCGAGGCCTCGAAGTCGAACACCAAGCGTCGACGCACCGACCGCGGCCCCGACGAAACAGTCGAACAGGTGATTGTCGCGGCCGCCCACCGCGAGCTTCCACACGTCAACGACGCGCGCCGTACCCTGCATGCGTTCGCGCCGCTCGGACACCAAGTGCTCGGCGAGCATGCGGTGCTTCGCCGGCTCCCTGCCGAACAGCGTGAGCGAGCCAGCGTCGCCATGCGGCACCGCGAGCCGCGAGTGCACGAACGTCTTCCAGTGGTTCGCGTCGTAGAGGATGTGCTGCTTCTCCCGGCGCCCCTTCGACGCCGGGATGTGCCAGCCGGGTCCGATGCGATCGCCGGGCTTCTTCGTCCACTCGTGGAACGGACGAGCCGACGGCCCCACGAACCGGCCGTGCGACGGCATCAGCACCGTCGCGTGGTCGCTACGCCGGCAGAATGTGTACACCGTCTCCGTCAGCGGCCCCCACGAGGCATCGACCATGCACAGGGAAATGCGCATCGGTGAGCCGTCCTCGCGTTTCCAATCCGTCGAGAGCAGCGCGTTCGTCAGCTTCTCGAGCCCGGCCAGGATCGCAGCTTCGACACCGGCGCCGGGTGCTTGCTGCGAGAGTGTGATCTGCGCGTCGTGCAGCGTGAAGTACTCGCGCTTCTGGTCTGGCCAGGCGCTGTACGCGATCGCGGACCCGGTGAACGTCTCGTCCTCCCACGCGAACACCCCCCAGTAGAGCAGCTTCTGCTGCACGTCGATGAACGCGGTCAGGTGCGTCGCCCCAAGCGGCACGACACCGAAGGGGAGACCGTTCAGCTTCTGGGCGATCTGGTCGGCGGAGAGGATGCCCTCGTCTTGCACGCCGGTCGCTGCCAGCGGTTGGTTCTGGAACTCGGCCCAGAACGACGCCTCGTCCTGCAGCTTCAGGTTCATCGCGTGCTGTATGGCCGAGACTTCGCCGGGCAGGAACCGCTGCTCCCACGCGACGACGGCGCCCGCGTCCATCTCAGCGCGGTTCGCGACGTAGAACGCGGTCGCGTCGCGGAGATCGCCATGCATGCGCAGCGACTCCGCGCGGATCTCGCCGTAGCGGTCCCACAGCTTCGAGTTCGTCGGCAGTTGGTACGCGAGCTTGCAGCGCTCCCCCGACCACTCCGGGTGCTTCTGTCGATCGAGCAGGTTGTCGGCGACATCGCCTGGCCGGATCACCGTGCACGGCATCAGAGCCGCGATCCTCTTCCCCGGGCCAGCCAGACCGAGAACGGCGCCGGCGAGGATGCGCTCGCGCGTCGCGCACTGCGAAACCGACTGCGCAGACGCGTCGGTCTGCGGGTCGTCGATCACGACCAGGTCCGGGCGCACCGACTTGCCGTCGGGTCGCTGGAACTTCATGCCGCGGATGCGGCCCTCGATGCCTGCGACCTTGAACACCGCGCCGGACGCCGGACTGCCAGGAACGGTCGGCAGCACGACCTCGTTCTGCGTCCACGTGATCTGCGTGCGTTCGCCGTCGAGCAGCTGACCGGCGCAGCGATGCGCGATGCCCTCGAGCTCCTGGATTGGGTAGCAGACCTCCGGGAAGTCGTCCGCGAACGGTCCATCGGACTCGATGCGCCCCATCGTGGTGTCGAGGCGGTCCACGGCGTCGGCCTCGGTGGCTCCGATCAACACCACGAACGACCGATGGCCGTACGACACCGCCCAGAGGCACGCGAGCTCGGCCAGCGTCGTCTTGCCGGACCCGCGCGGCATCGCGATCGCGAACTGCCCGCCCTCGAGCACAGAGCGCTGCGCCCTCGCGATCACGCGCAGATGGTCGGCAGACCACGGCAGATCCTGTGGAAAGTAGCTGTCGACCCACCGCCGGAGGTCCAACCGGGCAGCTTCCTTGCGCGCGGGGTCCACGACGGCAGGCAGCGGCCCGATGTCGCGACCCGCGCGCGACTGCTCGCGCTGCGCGGTGCCGACGCGATCGCGATGGCGCGCGTACGACGAGCGTGGCTTCGGAGCTTGCGTCGTCACCGAACGCCGTCAGCCTCGCGAAAGAAAGTCAGCTGCACCCCCTGAGTGTGCCGTGCGGTCTCTGATGGCCGTGCGCCCCGGGGGAAGGACCCGCGTTACGGTGGGGTAACACTCGCCAGGATGCCCCAGGATCGACGGGCGGCGTTCCAGCGTGGCGGGAACGAGGCGCCCGATCCGGCCCTGTTTCGTTCTGTCAGTGCACACCTCGCGCCGCACACTGGTGCCGGTCACTCTCAGACTTGTGCACCGCACGCTGGAGAAATTTCGCGTGGGGTTCCCCGTACTCGCGGACAAGGAATGGACATCAACATCACGGCGGAGTGGACGGACTTGGTGAACGCGGTGGGCGTGATCGTTGCCCTCTGTCTCTCGGCGTATCAGTTCTGGCGGCAGATCGAAGCCGACAGGGAAGCGGACGAACGCCACACTCGCGAGAAAGAGGTGGAGGCGCAACGATTCGCTGCGCAGCAGGAGGACCGCCGCCGCGAACGGCTGGTGATCAGCTACCCGGCTTGGGTGCTGGGCATGTTCGACTACGTGAGGCAATACACCAACCTGCGGGCGGCCGTTGCCGAGGCTGATGATGCACTTGAGCGGTTGCGGCCAGAGCCTCGATTGCTCGCCGAAGTGTTCCCTGAGCTGAGAGACCGAGCAACTCGGCAAACCGAAGTGGCGTTGGCCGCGATGGGGAAAGCCACGAGCGCAGCCATGGCTCTCCGAATAGATGAGGATCACGAGACCGCCGCGAGGATCTCGTCGATCATGGAGGACCTGGGTAAGTTGAAGCAGGGCTCGCACGACGAAGGACTCGCTATCGCGAACCGCGCCGAGGCCCTCGCCGAGGAGCGGGTCTTGCGCCTTGGGTCCCGCTGAACCGCTCACGGCGCCGCGACTCCCGGCGCCAACCACCGCGATCCCTCACCAGAAGTCGTTGTGAGCTGCGCCCAGATGCCGCGCGCACGCTCGTCGTCCGGGTCGTTGCGCAGAACGACGGCGACAGCCATCGCCATCCCGAAGTAGGCGAACGACTCGTCTCCCTGCTGCCACGGCCCCGCCACCGCCTGCTGCGGCCGGCAGACCCAGCGATCACCGCTGCGAGCCCACGCGTCGCGCAGCACGGCCTTCGCGCCCCGATCCGCCATCGCGCGCGCACCTTCGTGACCGAACACCCTTCCAGCCAGGTCGAGGCCGTACGCCCCCACGGCCTGCTGCCACGGCAGCCACCACGCGCCGGCGCCGAGCCGCGCATCGTTGTAGCGCACGTCCCACTGGTCGCGCGTCGCGTCGAAGCTCTCGCCCCGCGCATTCGGGTCCACCGGAGGCGGGACGCGCGTCGACGTGATCAGGTCCGCGCGCTGCAGCCACCGCACACGAACGCGCTCCGCGAGCTCGCGGTTCTCGAGCGTGCGCCACAGGTGCACCGCGTTGATCGCCTCCCACCCGACGGCGCGCGCCGCGAACGGCGCCGTCGTCGACAGCCCGGGCGCGATCGTCTGCTGACCGAACCACACGTGCGCCTGGTGCTCGAGTTCCCATTGCAGCGCCCGTGAGCCGGTCAACCTGGCCGCGGCCGCCGTCGTATTCATCAGCCAGTGCTCGACGTCGGGCCCGGCCCACGCGTGTCGCTCCTCGAGCGATGGGCCGCGCGGCTTGCCCAGCCGGTTCGGCGACACGCCCGCGTGCCAGTGAGGCTGCCCGTCCCAGTACACGAGCCGCGGCTGCGCTGCGGTCGGATCGACGATCGCACCATCCACCTGCAGGTGATGGCACGGCCGGGCCAGGATCTTCAGCGCACCGAGGTAGGCGATCTGCTCGGCGCCGACGCCGTCGGGCGAGAGGCACTCCGCGCGCACGAACACCTGGTCCTCCTGCGCACCGGTGTCGCCGCTTGCCACGTTAGGGCCGATCAACGCCGGCTCCCACGTGTGCAGACGCCGCAGCGACTCCCTCCACCGGGCCACCGTCCAGGCCTTGCCGTCGAAGCCCGCGGGCAGGACCGGGTTGCCGTCGGGCCACAGCTGCACGTCGCCCACGGCGCACACGCACCGCTCCTTCGCGGCGATCGCCGGCGACCAGTTCTCGCCGACGTTGCGCGGCCAGACGATCGTGACCGGCACACCGCGCGCCTGACCAGTTGCGAACGACGTCGGCGGCACCACGAACGAGCCCCAGTCGGCGCCGTGCACGAACACCAAGCCGTCCCCCCAGGCGAGCCGAATGCCATCGGTCGTGGCGACGACGTCCGGCACGTCCGGGTTGCTCGCGCACACCGCGATCTCGGCGTGCATCACGCCCGGTTCGTCCGGGCGCCACAGGAACCACGCGTCCGCGTGCCACAGCGAGCCGAGACGCGCGCGCAGGTGGAGAGACACACCGGAGCCGTCCTCGCCGGCCGCCACGAGCTGCAGCGGCACGCCGTTCAGCGCCGGCCACCCGCCGAAGAACGTGATCGGTTCGCCCGCGGTCTTCGGAGCGGGCGGCATTTCGAACGGCGCCGGCGTGGGCTTCCGCAGGTCGATCGAACGCTGCTGGTTCGGCTTCAACGTCGCCTGCAGGTCCACCACCCAAGTCGACTCACCGACCCGCCGGCCGACGACGTAGCGGACGTCTCCGACGAGCCCGGCCGGCGCCGGCGGCAGTTCGTCGACCGTGGCGCGGATCCAGCCGGTGAACGCGGCGCCGTGGTAGTTGGCGACCCGGACGACCTGCCCGGGCAACGCGGCCGCGAACGCGGCCACCAGCATGGCGAGGAGACGCATCACTGCACCTCCGTGCCGCGCTTCAGTTCGTCCTCGAACACCTTCTTCACCTGCTCGAGCTGATCGTCGCCGAGATCGCCCCACTTCGCGGGCATCTTCAGCCCGACGAGGCTGTGCATCAGGTCGGCCAGGTCGTCCTTCGTGCGTCCCGAGTTCACGAGCTGCTCGAACATCTTCACGCAGGCCTGCAGCAGCTTCTGGCGCGGCGGCAGCTCGGCGGGGGCCTCCTCAGTCTTCACCGGAGCCGTGCGGCGCGTCTCCCTCCGCTGCTGCTTCGGACGCTCGTCCTCGTCGGGCTCCGGCGCCCCTTCCTCATCTTCCACCGCGAACACGTCGCTGGCGCCAGTCGCGAGGTGCACGGCTGCGACGAGCGCGCGTTTGCAGCCCATCTTCAGGCACGTGTTGTACTGGTCGGCGATGTCCGGGTTCTCGATCCGTCCCTGCGGTTGATCGATGATCCTCTTGTCGCCGCGGTCGAACTTCGACTTGCAGCCGCCGTGCTTGTCGGAGCAGTAGAAGCCGCCGCCGTACTCCTCCTTGCTCTTCCTGATTGCGGCCTCGCCGCAGTTCGGGCACTTCCGTGACGCGTTCCGCCACCGGTACTTCGACTCCTTGGTCGAACAGCTGCCGTCGGCCTGCGCCACCATCACGCCGGTGACCGTGTGCGTCAGCGTGCAGAGCACCTGATACTCGCGGTGGTCGTTGGCGAGCTCGCGCACCTGCACCGAGAAGCTCGGCGCGAGCATGAACAGCGAGCAGATCTTCTCGGCGCCCGGCTTGAACAGCACGTTCCCGCCGTCGGTGCCTGGGACGGTGCCGTAGTGGTGCCCCTCGATCATGACCTCCTTCAGGGCGGTCTGGATCAGCTCGTGGCGCCGCTTCAGCTCGCCGACCGTCAGCTCGTGGCTGATTGCGGGCGCGAGCGGCATCGGCTGCGGGACGGAGGCGGGATGTTGAACGGTGATCTGTTGCATGTGCGTCAGTCGTCGGAACGTGGGTTGCGCACGCCCCCTCGGCGCGCGCGGTAGGCGTATGTGTCGCGGTGCACGACCTGCGCGACCTCGATGGCGCGCGCGATCGGCTTCAGTCGGCGCCGGAACTGCTCGGCGAACTCGAACACGTCCATCGCGAGGACCTCGATGTCGGTCATCAGCGCATGGATCCCAACCAGCGCAGCGTCGCCGCGCTTGCCGCGGTCGTTGCGGTGCAGTCGGCGTCGCATCTCCTCGATGAACGCAGGACGCAGCGCTTTCTGGTCCCGGGTGAATTCTCCCTTTCGCGCAGCCTGGCAGTGCAGGACGTAGAGCCAGCCCACCAGGTCGGCGAGCTCCTGCTCGAGCTCGACGCACGTCTTCGCGACCGGCTTCACGAACGACTGGTCGGCGTACTCACGCTCGCCGGCCTGGAGGCGGGAATCGACCAGCGCGAGAAAGTCGTCGACAGCGTTCGTGGCGGTCACGGTCAGGCGCCTCCCGCCTTCGCTCGAGCGAGGACCTCGCTGACGACCGATCCCGCCGGTTTGGCGGTGTCGCCGTAGACGCCATCGCGCGCGTCGTCGGGGGTGCGGCCGCGCGACGCAGCGCGGGCGTGCCGTTCGCGGTCGGAAGGCTCGTCGAGCTCCTCCGGCCAAGTGCCGTCGTTGATCCATGTCGTGATCAGCGCTCCGCGCTTCCTGGCCTGCTTCGCGTCACGATCGTCGAGCACACCAACGGCGTCGGGCGTCAGGTGGCCGGTGAGCGCCTCGGCCTTCTTGCGGGTCGCGATTCCGCGCTGCAGCGGCGGAAGTTCCGAGTGGTAGCTGCTGGCTCGGAGCGCGTCGTCGAGGTCGCGCCATGGTTCGCGATCGGGCTCGGGTGTTTCAGCTTCTGGTTCTGGCTCTGCTCGCGAAGCGATCGCCCCGCGCGCGTCAGCGCGCGCACCCCCTTGGGGGGTAGGGGGGATGTCAGAGTCAGAGTCAGAGTCAGAGTCCAGCGCCGCCAACTGCGAGCGCGGTACGCCTTTCTGCGCGCGCGTTGCGCCATGCGCGCGCGTCTTGCGCGCACCCGCATCGTTGTTGGGTTTGCGGGCGTCGCTCCGATTCGCTCGGCACGTTGGACACGTCTTGTGCGACGGCTCCGGATTCGGCTTGCGACAGTGGCTGCACGCGACTGCGTGCGCGTCGCACCAGCCGCGCAAACGCAGCGCGCACGGTACGCCAATCTGCGCGCATGGCGTACCGTCGTCGTTCACGCGCTCGATCAGGTGCGCGTCGACGCACGCCTGGATGGCCCGTTCGATGCGCTCGACGTCGAACGAACCGAGGAACGCAACAGCCTCGGCGCGAAGCCGGGACGGTTTGCAGCAGCTCCCCGGCACGACACCGTCGCGCCCCTTCGCGGTGTGTAGGCAGAGCAACGCGACCCAGGCGAGCGCACCGTCGGGGCCGGCCTCAGCGACCTTCCCGTTGGAGCGCATCGCCTCCTCGAACTTGAACCAGAGGCTCATTTCCCACCCTCCTCGACAAGGGAAGTCGCCTTCCCCAGATTGCAGTCGACGCACGCCGCCACAAGGTTTCCCTCGTCGTGATTGCCACCCCTCGCGAGCGGCGTCACGTGGTCGACGTGCAGTTCAACGTCTGGCGATCGCCGCCCGCAGTACACGCAGGCGAAGCCGCATCTCTGGAGCACGGCGAAGCGCCTTCGCTTGCTGAATCCGTCACGCACCCGACCGGCCGCTGCCCGACTGGTCGATCGCGCAATCTGCACAGAGCGTCGCTCTTCGGTCTCCTGATGCCGAATGACATCTCCGTCGCGGACCCACCCATTCCTGAGGAGGTCGGCGAGTAACTCCTTCACGTTCACGTGGAGCGGCAGCAACCTCGGAATCAGGTCGACCGTCACGTGGCCATTCGCCCACTGAACGGCGCGAAGAACCAGGCTCGCGTGGTGGTGCTGAGGCTTCGCAAACAACGTGGCGCCGTGCCACACCTCATGCACGGTCAGCCAGAGCGGGGAGTGGAAGATCATGTCTCCCGGACCGCCGTAGCCGACCGAATAGCGCACCCTTCCAGCCCACGCTGGAACCCTTGGATCCTGGCCCTGCTTCGCCTTCTTCTTCCGCATCACTCCTCTCCCTGGCCGCGCCCGCGGCCGCTGAAGTCGTTCTCGCGCGGGAACTCGCGCACGCGCAGGTCCTCGGCCCACTCGGCCGGGTCGCCGCCCTTGCGGTCGCGCAGGCGCAGGACGACCGGGCCGTCCGCCTCCGACCACCCGTCCTCGCTGGCGTCGAGATCCTCGAACTGCTCCTCGGTCATGTCCCATCGGTCGCGTGCGATCGGCTTCGCGCCGAGCTGCTTCACGAAGCACGGGACGCCCGCGGCCTTGCACTGCTCGACGATGCTGCGGATCCACGCGACGTCGCACGGCCGCGCGCCTGGGCCGCTCTCGCCGCCGGCGATGACCCAAGAAACGCCACGCTCGCCGAGTGGGCTTGGGCCACTCCAAAGGCCACCAGCCTCCGGCCCCTCTCCGTCGTCCTCGGTCGGCGGTGGCGGCGGCTGGGTGAACAGCGCGCTGGATAGGTTCAGCGGCCCGAGCAGCAGCGGCTCGCACGACAGGAACCGCACGGCTGCCGGCGTCTGCAGCAGCAGCGGGATCCGCTCGTCGGCGGCCTGCTGGTTCTCGCAACTGACGCCGAGCCAGACGCACGACAACGGCCAGCACAGCGACGCGCCGATCCGCTCGTGCGCCCTGCCGCGGATGTAGTCCCGCATGCGCTCGGGCCGCTTCGTCAGGATCTGAAAGACGTGCTTCGGCGGCAGTTGCTCGAAACCACCGCCCCCGAGCCGCACGACAGACGGCGACGCTTCCTTCATCGCCGCGAACACGCGGTCGATGAACTCGTCGGGCACGTCGTCGTGGAACAGGTCCGACATGCTGTTCACGAACACCTTCCGCGGCTTCCGCCAGCGCAGCGGTTCGTCCAGCCGGTCGGCGTGCGTCTGCACGTCGGTGAAGCGCCGCGGCCGGAACGCGGCCGGCCCCTCCTTCTCCGCGTTCGGCACGGGCGCGTACTGCGACGCCCAGAAGCGGTCCGCGACACCTTCGGCGTAGCAGTTCTTGCAGCCAGCCGAGACCTTCGTACAGCCCGTGACCGGGTTCCACGTGGTGTCGGTCCACTCGATGCCGGTGCCCTCACTCATGTGAAATCTCCTCGCGTGAGGAACTCCCCTGATGGACGCCAGTGGCCGGGTGAGAGTGCGATGCCATCTCCCTGCCATGGCAAGACAGAACGCCGGACGCGTGATCAACGCGGAGATCGACAAGGCCGCGGTGGTCATCACGGTCACGGCAGCGGCGATGGCATGCCCTCCATGGAGTGACCTCCCCACGGACGAGCTTCGGGAACGAGCCATCCGCATCGCCCGCTACGCCTTGCGGGCCGGTGGAAAGCTCCAACCCCATGACCGATGGAGCGTGACGATCTACTCCAACGACACGACTACGTGCAGCTGGCGCGTGTAGATCGATCATTCGCACCCCCATGCCACGCAGCCGGTCACGCAGCCCATGAGCACGAACGCCGCGAGCACGGCGATGACCAGCACGCGCGCCGATCGAGCAGCGTCGGCGTCCGCTGCCTCGAGGCGTCGCCGCTGCTCCTCGCTGCGCTGACGCGTCCACTCGTCGTCGATCGGTGAGTGGCAGTTCACGCTGCGCCTCCGGCGGGCACCATCACGCGGCACCTCCAGCTGCGAGCAGCTCGTCGCAGAGTCGCATGACCTCGGTGTTCCGGCCGACGAGCACTCCGGCCGTCCGAAGCGCGCTCAACGCGTTGGAGAACGAACCGCTCGTCGCCGCGTAGTTCGACGGCGTCGCCGCGGCGAGGTCCTCGAGGCCGAGGCCCTCAGGCACAGCGAGCAACGCCTCCACGATCTCGCGACCGCACTTGCCGGCCGGCTGGTTGATGAGCCAGTGCTCGACGAGGGCGCGACCACTTGGCAACGGCGGGACATCGGCGGCCGCTGCGGCGCCGGCGTCGGTCAACTGCATCTCCTCGGTGTTCCCGCCGGCCATCAGCCCCGCCGTGCGGAGCGCGCTCAGCGCGTTGCTGAAGCTGCCGCTGTTCCAGGTGTAGCCGGCCAGCATCGCGAGCTTCCGGATGGCGCACGGCCCGTGCTGCGCGAGGACACCGACGATGGCACGCTCGCACTTGCTGAGCTTCGCGGCACCGCCGTGAGCGGCGGCGCTGGTCCCGCCAGGTCGGTGGGCACGCTGCATCGCTCGCTGCGTCGATGCCACCGGGTCGGCCCGGTGCTGGACCAGGCCGACGGCCGCGGCAACGCCACGGGCCACGGTTGCGAACTCGGTGATGGCCTGCTGCACAGCGCTCGCCAAGTCCTCGAGGCGCGCCAGCTCGCCATCCTTCAGCGCCGGCACCTCCACGCGTTCGACCTTCGCTGACGGCGCCGCAGGCTTCGCGGCGAGCTCCTTCTTGAGCCGGGCGATCTCGGCCTGCAGGGCCTTCGGGTCGTTCGCCTTCGCGCGCTCGATGGTCTCTGCCATCTGCCGCTCGAAGGCCTCGAGGTCGACGCTCGCGGCGGTCTTCGGCTCAACCGGCTTCGCGCCTGGCTTCGGCGTCGCGCCGCTGTCGAACGTCTCGATCGGCAGCACGTGGACCCGCTGGAAGATGCCGTCCCCGGTCGGCCAGCCCGGCGCCCAGACCCACGCGTCGCCGACCGGCAGCGAGGGCAGCGACTCCATCAGCCGCTTCTGCTGCTCGAGCGTGCCGTGCACGTCGATCCAGGCCTTCATCGCGGCGAGATCCTGCGGCGCGATCGTGCGCAGCGCGATCATCACCTGCGCCTGCGTCAGCACGTTCTTGTTCAGCACGGCCGACCGCTGGGTCACGAGCACGGTCCCGATGCCGCGCTGGCCGCCGCGGCGCACGATGTCCTCCGCCGCGCCGAGCATCCGCTCCTCGCCCTTCTGCGGTTTCTGCGGCGCGACGGCGTCGGCCTCGTCGATCACGAGCATCACCGGGGTGCGGTAGGCCTCGCGTGCCTTCAGGCGGTACACGCCCTCGAGGAACGCCGTCATGAACGTCGCGACCTCGTGTTTGCGGAACGTCGACAGGTCGAGCACGACGCTCGCGCGGTCCTCGGCGACCAGCTTCGCGACGACTTCACCGGCGCTCGGCACGAGCGGCTTGTCGCCGTGCTCGCCGCCGAGGATCACGATCGGCAGGCCTGCACCCTTGCCGTCCGCGGCCGACCGGATGCCCCACTGATCGCCCTTCGGGTCGACGATGACGATCTGCTGCCCGGCCTTGAACAGCTGCTCGGCCAGGCGCCGCATCGTGTAGCTCTTGCCGGCGCGGCGCTTCGCCAGGATGGCGACGGTTTGCGTGACGACGTCGACGGGCAACGCGAGATCGGCGGCGAGTCGCAAGTGCTTCATCGAGGACCTCCGGAGAGGAATGGTCGCACCGACTCCACGACGGCCTTCCCTCGCACGCTACGTCCTTCGGCGCAGCGAGAGTTGATCCATGCCTGGTTGCCCCAGACCGTCCGAGCGGCACACTCGCCGCCGTGGTTGTCCCGAGCCATCTGCCGCTGGTCGACCTGCCGCAACCGCTCGACCCTGAGCTCCGGAACAGGACGTTGACGGTCCTTTCTTGCTCTGCGCCGACACCCGGGCACCGCTTGCACGGAACTTGTGTTGTCGCCGCTGCGGACGAGGGCGCTCCCCACGAACAGGTGTTTCGATTCTCGTACGGCCAAACTCGCGCATGGCGGCAGATCCTGCTCCTGCTCCTCCATGGGCTGCCACCACCCCACCGCCCTGACGGGCATGGTGTGTTCGTGGGGGTCGACTGACGGCCAAGTTCCTCTCATTGCCCTCGAAGCCCCTCCCAGGGCCGCGCCGGGCGGCGCGTTGTGCTTCATCCGGTTCCTCCCGCCACGCGCGGCACGTACAGCGGGGCGACCTTGTCGATGCGTCGCCGTGCCATCGCCGCGTACTCCGGGTTCAGCTCGACACCGACGAAGTCACGGCCAAGCCGCGTCGCAACAAGTCCGGTGGTGCCGCTCCCGGTGAACGGGTCCAGCACCGTGCACGGCACGACGGACCCGCCGGGGCAACCGCGGCGGCACGTCGGCTCCCAGCCGACGGTGATGCGCTCGCGCATGCCGGCGAGGATCCGGGCCTTCACCTCGCTCGCGTTCTCGGCCCTGGCGAGCTCGAACAGCTTCTGCGCCTGGCCGTGGTACTCGCCATTCGCGTCGGATCCGCATCGGATCTGATGCGCGCGGTCGACCGCCCCCTTCTTCACGATGCGGTTCCGCGGCGCGCCGCAGCTCGAGCAGCAGCCGTCCGCGCTCGTGCCAGCGAGGACGCACGGCTCGACGAGCTTCGTCGGGTAGGTGGCGAAGTGCGCCTCGCGGAACGGCTCCGACGTCAACGTCCACACCGATCGGCGGTTCCGGTGTGTGACCAGGCCCGTCGGCACGCGCGCGGCCCGCCGGTGCGCTGTACCGGCGACGGGTTCCTTCCAGCCCTCCTGGTCGAAGAAGTACTTCGGCCGCTTGGTCAGCAGGAACAGGAACTCGTGAGCCTGCGTCGATCGATCGCGCGTGCTCTCTGGCATCGGGCAGCGCTTGTGCCAGACGACCTCGTCACGCCACCACCAGCCGGCGGCTTGCAGAGCGAACACGAGTCGATGCGGAAGGCCCATGCGCTGCTTTCGCGCGAGGCCGCCGAAGTCGCCTCGTGCCGTCGTTGCGGCCCTGCGGCGACCGGCCTGGTTCAGCCCGCACGTGCGTCCGTATCCGCCAGGCGGATTGGTGACATACGCATCGCCCACGTTCAGCCACAGCGTTCCGTCGTCGCGAAGTACTCGGCGCACCTCGGTGAACACGGCGACGAGCACGCGAACCCAGTCGTCGATGCTCGCCTCGAGGCCGATCTGCCCGTCGACGCCGTAGTCGCGGAGGTTCCAGTACGGCGGCGACGTGACGCAGCAGTGCACCGACGCATCGGGCAGCGTGCGCAGCACCGCGAGCGAGTCGCCAACGTGGACGGTGGCCGTCACGACGCAAGCCTCCCGATCACCTGCTCAACGATCGCCCGAGCCATCGGCGGAGGCACAGCGTTGCCGAGGAGCTTTCCGGCGAGCGTTCGCTCGGCCGGCAGCCGGTAGCTGTCCGGGAACCCTTGGACGCGCTGCAGCTCGCCCACTGTGAGCATTCGACAGTGGGCGCCGCGAAGCAGATACCACTGGCCCGCGCTGCGGGTCGTCATCGTCGGCGCGAGCTCATCGAGGCCACGTCCCCGAGCGCTGTCCACGTTTGCCCAGAAGCAGGATCGGCCGCCGCGCCCCTGCGCCGCGCGCATGCGCGAAGCGATCCCCGGGCGCTTCGACGCAATCAGGTGCCAGCTGTCGCCATCCTCAAGGACGTGGAGCAGCCCGCGGCGCGCACGCGTCGGCTCGATCGCTTGAGGTACCGCGTGGCGCAGCGCCTGGACGATCAGGCGTCGACGATCCTGCGGCACGCCGTGGTCGGCCGCGTTCACGACGTCGGCGCGGACGCAATACCCCATCGCGCGCAGCGTGTCGCACCACGCCGGGAACAGGTCCCACTGCGCGAGGTCAGGCACGTTCTCGACGAGGATGATCGCCGGGCGCGCGGTGTCAGCGGCGGCGAGCACGGCCCACGTCGTGTTCCGATCTGCCTGGTGCTTCACCGCGGCGCGCGGCTTCACACGGCCGGGGCGCCCATTCGAGGAGAATCCCTGGCACGCCGGCGACGCGATCAACACGCCGTCGCGCAGGTCCGGCAGCATGCGCCAATCGACCTGCATCAGGTCCTGGCACTCGTGGTGCACGTCGGGATGGTTCGCGGCGTGCGCGTCGACGGCCGCGCGCCAGTGGTTCGCGGCGAACACGACGCGGAGGCCGGCGAGGGTTGCGCCTGCTGTCCAGCCGCCGAGGCCCGCGAAGAGGTCGACGGCGTTCATACGCCGGCCTCCTCACGCCCCATCGCATGCCGGGCACTGTCCTCACGTTTCCACCGACAGTCCACACACCGCCTCATTGCGCGGCGCCAGTGCCCCGCTATTGCTCCGCGACATGAAGAACCTACCGATTCCGGAAACGAACTTCGGCCTACAGGTCGCGCTTCGCGCATTGGGCTGCCGCCTGAAAGACATCGGCGAGGCGCGTGCCGCGATCGTTCTGCCGATGCACGGTTGGACCAACTGGGGCGCGAAGACGTTCGAGTTCCCACTGGACACGTTTCGCCGCCTCTACTGCGCCCACATGCAGTCGCTCCAGGATCTGCATCAGTATCTGGTTCACACGCTCGCTCGCGTAGACCGCGAACCTGACTGGCAGAAAGTGGAAGCCGCGATCGCTCAGCACCATGATACGGATGAGGCGCTGGTGCAGCGGCTCGAGTCGCAAGGGTGCGTGATCCGTCGCGAGGCCGGCAAGGCTTCGCGGGTCCGTATCCCGCTCTATCACGTGGCAGGCACCGACAAGAGGAAGCCGGCCTGGCTGACCATCTCCGACATCCGTGAGATGTTCGGCTTCGCCATGTCAGAGGACACCGCACTTGTCGAGCTACTACGACGCGGCGGTGCGATGGACGGCGAGCAAGGCTTGGCGTCATCGCAGTAGTTCCAGAGCCTGCGGCCCGTTGCTTCACGCGACCCCCTGAATCTCGTGCAACGCCTTCGCCGCGTCGTACTGCGCGATCGCCCACACGATCGCATGGCAGTTCCAGAGGAAGCGCCGCGTGTAGTCGTCGAGCTCGCGCTCCCAGAATCCGTCGACGCGCCACTCCTCACCGACCACGTCGAGAGACCAGGCGTCGACGCTGGCCTTCAGCTCGTCGGCGCTGCTGTCGAGCGCGACCGACTCACGGAAGTCGCGGACCACATCGTTGCTCGCGCCCCGCTGCCGCAGCTCGCGCATCTCAGCGGCCACCGCGTCGCGGGCCTTCTGTTCGGAGTACTCGTAATGCGCGTCGTCCCGGTCCGTGGCCAGGAGCTTCTCCGACCAGTACGACGGGTTGATCGCGCCGTCGGGTCGCCGGAAGAACGCGAACATGTCCTCGATGCGCGCGAACGTGTAGCTGCCGCAGTCGCCGTTGATGACGAGCACGCCGGGCCAGGTCACGACCTCGAACCAGCAGAATCCCGACGTCGGTGCACGGAACCGCAGGTGCCGATGCAGACCGTCGTCGCGGACGACGCGCATCTCGTGCTTCGCGACGTCCTTCGCGAACTCGTCGCGAAGGTAGTGCGAGTAGGTCGGTCGCTTCTCCTTCAC